CCATTGACACAGTCATTTTCTTTGCACACATCCATAAAGTAGTGCAAAAATTTCCACAGTTTTTCTGGTCCATTTGGGAACAGTCTATTCCATTGCTCTATCTCTCCAGCCAAGTAATTTGTGTAGGATGTATTCATTATATCCAATTCCTGCATTCTTTCCACAAGATATTTGTGTATGTCTATGTTTTGGTAATGATCAGGCATCGTCCAGTTTTCATTTTTTGTTTTGTGATAATCATACACATCTGCATTTGGCAATACTGGTATTTCTAACTCATCTAATCCAAACAACTTAGAGTTTTCGTTGTATAGTTGGATTTCTTTATCATCTAGAGAATATCTGCAGAGATCAATATTTTGATAAAGACTGTCGATCACCTCTCTAGTATCAAATGCCACTTGGCCATATTCATTCGTTATCATTTAGTACCGCCGTTGATCACTGTAAATTTCTTATCATCTTTAATTGTAAAACCTAATTCGTCCCAAGTCAACTGATTTTTTCCAAAACTGGTAAAGATGGCTTCTGGATCTGTCCACCAACAATATACGTCATTGTTTGATTGGATCAACTCCCATTCCGGAGCATTAGAATTGATTATGAATCTTAAGTTCTCTCCTTGCCAAGACTCGATTTCAACTTGGTTGATCTTAAAATAATCGCCACCTATGGCTTCTAATTTGGAAAAGATTGTGACACCTACAATTTGATCAACTGGTTTATTTGCAAAGTCAATAACTTTATCGTTGTATTCTGAAAATGTTTCATAATCTTTTTGGTTGTTAGCGATAAACATTGAATTTTGTAGTACACGTGATAGGACATACTTAAATTTTTCGAACACAAGATTTTGCGTTGATGCATCGTTGGTTTTAGGAGTGAAGGTAATTTTTATGTCTGTATCGTTTGGATACATTTTTTTGCCCACCAAGACTATGTTGGTAAACTTGGTACGCCATTGCATTCCGTCGTCAATCGACATTTATCAAATCGTTGAATTGATCGCCTTGATCGGAATCTCTCTTTTTCCTATCAGCGATCATCTTTCTTCTTTCTTTCTCTAGCATCAAAGTGTTATTAATTGCCAGGAGTTGTTGATACAAATCATCATTCCGCATCCTAACGGATTGATTTATCTTTATTGTACATTCTTTTATCTTTGATTCCAACTCAGCATCAGATATCCCTTTAGGGTCGTAAGTTGGATGGAACATTATTAACTAGATGCGTCGTACTCTTGTGGATTGCTCATATAAATGTTTGAGCCGCCATCTGCACTGAAACATTCAAAAACAAACACTGATTTCCTTGCAGGAAATGAAAACGCTGTGCTGTCATCACCGGAAATGTCCATTGGTAATGTTACACCAGTCAATGTGATTGTATCTGAACCTGTGCCTTTTGTAAGGATGAATTTCACTGTTGCATATGTATTAGTTGTACCATCATCTTCTTTTGGCCAATTTGTAAATGAAATAGTTGTGGCACCACTTGTTGTAAGGGTAACAACATTGCCATCATTTAGATCAATGCTCTGTGCACCACTGACTGTTCCTAAAGCATTAACTCTTTGGTGCCAATCTCTGAGGTTGATCTGTGTTACATCGTGACCATTAAAACTTGTTGAGGCATTAGTGGCCGCTCTGTTTGCCTGTAAACTTGTGATTTCTGTGTTTGCAGTATCAAACTGTGTTTTGATTTGAGAGAAGTTATCTCTAAAACCCTGTGAGTCGTTGTCTTGTCCAGCTACTGGAAATGTAGCGTCTATTGATGATGTTGTAATTGAACTTGCCATATGTTTCTTATCCTACTTGTATTTATATTGGAGTCCTGATTAATTCACGCTGTTTTGAAGTATGAATTATATTATCCATGATATCATTTCTAACCAGCAATAATTGTGTATCTTCAGGCTGTTTATTATCGAAGGTAATAGTTTGGTTGTTAAATCTTGTGCCTTTGTTATCAAAAGTTGTGGTTGCAGAGTCAAAAGACACAAACTCCTTCATTCCAAAAGTTGTTTTTTTACGCTTGAAAAGTATGTTTTTTCCGTCAGCAGGGGCGTTGTTAAATGTTAGGACAGTGTTTGTTGCATTCCATTTCAGATCAGCGGTGTAAACCGTGCCATCAGCAGTATATGACGTTCTATCAGCTCTGATGTCTATATACAGTTCTGATGTTGGTGTTTCTGTGATACTATACTGAGATGCATCCAATCCTACGCCGTCAATAGTAACCAGCACTGATTTAGAGTTGGTAACCCGTTGAGTTAACACAAAATCTTTGGTTGATCCGTCTCCGGTAGCAGTCTGTGATATCCTGTTTTCATCTATGGTAGTTCCATTGTGTTTGGTCACATAAAATCTATCAATGACCACAGGAACTTTTTTTAAATCAAATGTGGTCTCGTTTTTAATTTTAAACAGTACCTTGTCGGCCTCTCCTGGTTTTACATACTTCAGTGGCAAAACTAATCTGAACCCAGGGGCAATGTTATCACCTTGTGGAGATTTCATCCAATGCGGCAAATATTCGTATGATTGAACTGTTAGACCGTTTGTCAGATCTTCTCGCATATTGTTGATGCTGTTGACATAGACCTGTTCTATAGTGCCACTTGCCCTTATAGGTGAACTCGCAAGAATCTTAGTGGATGAAGCGTAGTAAGTGAAACTGATGTTGTTTAAATTTTGTGTCCTAAAAATTATTTCATTAGGTGATTTTGCATAGGGATCTATGAGTTCTGCATACACAATTTCGTAAATGGTATTACCTTTTGGATCTTTTGCTTTTGCAGATTTTATTTCTCCTAGTTGTAGAGTTGCATTGTAAAAATTCTCATTCATATAACTGTAAATGGTTGTTAGATCTGGAGAAGTGATGCCTGGCAGTATCAACACCGCTAGGTCGTCAGTTCTAAAATTCAACGCACCTTTTCGATATATAGATTCATCTGGAAATAGATCCGGATCTGCGATAAAATCCTTGATGCTGACTCTGGTTGCTTTTGTTGGTCTGAGTTTGGCATATAGATTAGCAATTTCGCCTTTGGTTGTTTGAGTTTCTGTTATAGAAAATTCTTGCTGATCTTTGACAACACCGTTCTTGTTTTTTGCCTCAACAGTGAAATGAAATTTTCTATCGATGGTTGTTGTACCTGCGTCAACGGTTGTCACACCCTCATCAAGGTCAAAAATCATTGGATCGGTTCTTCCGTAAATTTCTCCTGATGGATCCACTGATAATCCCTGAGGCAACCGTCCTTTGACCAGTCTATACTCCAAAGATTTGCCAGTTGATGATACCGCCGACACTTTGAATAGGCTGTCCTTGTTCGTTGAAATAGAACCAAGATGAATAGTTGCCATTATATTTCCATCTCCCTTACATCAGTGGTCCAGGATATGTCGTTGTAACTTTCTCCCAACACAGTGATGCTGTAATTCCTGCTGTATGCACTGTCTATGAATAGACTTGACGATTTAGTTGCTGTCACTGTAAAAGTATATGCAGTTTCAACTGCTTGGCTGTAAGCAATGGTACCGTAGATCTCACCTGTCGTTGAATTGATGGACATTCCTGGTGGCAATGATCCACTAGTGATTGCGTATGACACAGTGGTATCACCGGAATATTCTAAATAATCACCTGGATCTATGGCATCAATGTGTATGATCTGATAGTTTTGATGTCTGTATTGGCCTAACGATCCTGCAGGTTGTACAAAATACAGTGCTCTGACTTCATCCGAATCGGCAAACACAGTATCTGAATCTGCTGTTACATCAGTGGTGTCACCGCGTGGTAAAGATGCCAGTGCTTCAACAAATATTTTAAACTTCCTATCTGCGTGGCTGATACCATCTGAAACTCTCACTGTGAATTCATAAAATTTATCTATGGCACCACTTCTAGTTGCTTGGTCATAAACCACAGTGTCGTATGGTTGTCCGTCGTGGCCGATTTGAGACGAATCAAAATCTTGTTGTTGTACTGGCAAGGTCACGCCTGAAATAAATCCAGTGTTCTCATCTATGGTCATGGCCGGAGGAAGTATGCCGTCTATGATTTTATAAGATTTTATATCTGAATCAGAATCAGAAGCAAGTAACTGATAAGAAAAATAATCACCATCCCTGGCTGTGCCTATCTGTCCTTCTGCTGTCGTCCAGGTAGGAGCATCCGAACCTTCAACTATAATTTTAAATGTTCTATCAGCAACATCGGATGTATCTGAGGCCCTGACCACAAATTGATACTCAGTCCTTTTTGCCACTTCTAAAGGAAATCCGCTGATCACTCCACCTGTAGATAGAATCAAACCTTTGGGCAATGATCCAGCTATCACACTGAACGAAAGAGAATCGCCGTCACCGTCGGAAGCACTCAGACTTCTGGTGTATGCAACACGTTCGTCCACTGTGTCTAAAAGACCAGCCGATGTGTGCCATTTTGGTGTTGCCATTCTTACTCCTTACAGCATTTGCAAGAGCAATCTGGACAATCTCTGCATTCTGCACAACTGCTTCCGCAGTGATGCTCGCATCCACAATCGCATTTACATTCTATCATACTAATATTTATTTGAGTTAGTGGGCGCCTAAACGCCCACTAAAGTTGGATTACACTGCGTCAATAGTAACGTGACTTGCTAGAACGCCATCGTCACCGCTTTCTGAAGCATTTAATTCGTAACCAGTACCAGATGTAATTACATTATTGATTGGTGCTGATCCTGTGTTGCCTGAAACATCAACATAGTGTACAGTTCTTTTGTAGAACCTTGTGATGAACACCACTGTTGAATCATCCAAAACACCTCTAACACAGAAAGTGCCATTTTCGTCTAAATCAGAAGGTGCTGTAAGAGCTGTTCCTGAAGAGTCATAACCTTTCAATGTGTACACTGCTTCTGTCGAATCTTCTAAGTGGATCTTGAATCTGTTTGATCCTCTTTGATTAACAATATAAGCAATTGTTGATGAAGTGGTTGAACCACCTGTTCTATAGCCTGATACAGCTATTTTACTCTGTGTTCCAATTCCACCGGCTGGATAGTTGCTACCTACGAAGTAGGATTTTGATATAGGTCTTCCCATTTTTTTCTCCTTTTGTTTTGTCCAACGTGGGTTCTAGCCACTACGCGGAGGATAATACCGCATAAGCCTTGCCAAGCAAGTTCTATTAGACAGTGTATTTATTGGTTTTTACTAGTGAATTTCTGTCAGTTTATATCTCTGTCTGATGCCTTGGTTACCACACATTTCAAAACAAATTGGATTATGGTATTTGGCATCTAATTGCCAAGATTTTTGTAGTAGTTCTACGAAATATTGATGCTGTAGAATATTTGATAAACTGTTTTTGTTAAGATCGTTCCATTCTATTCCAAAATCTCTTTCGAATTCTGCAAAGATATCTAGTTTATCAATTGGTCTGCCAAATCCGTATTGATTTGCAAACCAACAGCACGGCCATAATTTTTTGTTCCAACTCACAAAAATTTCCTTCTGATGTAAAATCACACAATTAATTTCTTTGTAGTCTTCCTTGGATTCTTTGATTAAATTATTCCGTTTTTGTTTGAGTGCTTTTGGTTCAAATTTTGGATTGTAGGAAGGTTGGATCATATGAGTTGATAATACCATTTTTCCGTCGACCTTTTTGTATTCATAGGCAGGATATGGATCCGGGTTACGCATATTTTGTCTAACAACAAACGGAATATTGAGAGAGTCTGCCAGTAGGCTTGCTCTATCTATGTCTTTCTCATTGTGCTTGAACACAAGGTACTGCCATTCACACTTGCCACCTTGTGTGGCATATGCAGTCATATTCTCTATCACTTTTTTCCACTGCACATTGATTCTGTACAGATGATTGGTCTCCTCCAATCCGTCCACGCTGAAAAACAGTTTCAACATTTCTGTCTGCGTAGATAACTCCGCCAATCTAGTAAAAGTGTCTGCCGTGTTGCAACCGGTGTTTGTATAAATCTCTACATATCCTCCGTTGTCTATGAGGAACTTGACAACAGCATATATGTTTGAGTGCATCATTGGTTCATCTACGGTACCACCCAATGTAAATGTCTTTCCTGCAATACTACTTTTTGGAAAAACACTTTTTATGTCCTCTATGGACCACTCTGTCAAATTGCCTGCGATGTTGGGATGAGTTTTGCCCTTAGAAGTCCTTGCACAACCTGGACATCTTGCATTGCATTTGTTTGTGATTTCTAAATGAACACATTTGACATCATCTATGTTCATAACAGATACTCCAATTCTGGATACACTGCAAAAAATTTAGTTGTCCTTGTTGCGTCAAAATATTGTATCATATGTTTGAAGTAGGTTCTATCTCTTGGACTTAATTTTCGTTGAGGTTCGCTGTTTACCCAATTGAGCCATCCTGCATCATCCAGCAAATTATTATCAATCAAACTGTTGACATCATCTTGTATTTGAGAAACTATCTCATTCCTATATTGTAGGTCTGTGTTTGCGAAATGCAGTGGTGTTGGAGTGTCCAAAAATGTGGGATTGATCTTGATAGAGTTTTTTTTAACGAATTCGATGAATAGTGGTAAACCTTTCAGATTAAGCATCTGAATTGTTGGCTCTAGGTTAACCGTGATGTTACTGTGTTTCTTAGAAATGGATTTTAGATTAATGATCTTTTTTTCTAATACCGGCCAATTGCTTGGGTACCTAACATATTCTAATATATCTCCGGTTGCATCTAAGCTGATACCGAGAAAAACTTTTTTAAATTTTGTAAGGTATTTTTCGATCCAAGATTCTTTGATCACTGTGCCATTGGTGGTCACTGTGAGTGCTATGTGAGAACTCTTGCCAAGATCAACTATTTCTTCGATCAAACTTTGGAAACCTTTCATCACAAAAGGTTCACCGCCCACTGCACAAATTTCTTTTGTGTGATCTATATTATCAATTATGAAATGAGAAAAATCGTCACTGTAATTGCTTTCGCTGGTAAGGTACTGTTCAACATTCCACTCGTGTGTGTATGAATTATCTTTGTCTTTTTTATTATACAATGACATATTTTTAGCAATCTGATTGCTGAGTTGTGGTCTACACATCACACACTGCAAGTTACATTCATTGCTCATCCTTAAACTAAAGATTGGTGGGGAAGGCACAACGGTGGTAGGATTATGGTAATAGAAATCTGTTAGTTCTTTTGACCTTGCATTTTCATACTGCCTTTGGGATGGAATGCCCTGACGTTCATTTTCTATGCAAATCCTACACACGTCTTCAGGGACCTTCCTATCGTTAAATGATTTCCTTATCTGTTGGAAGGTTTCGCCGTTCCATACGTTTTGTATTTCGTTATCAACTATGCTGATATCTTTGGATAAAGGTTGCTGAGCATAACAACAGGCACGCATCTGACCTTGTGTAGATACAAACATTTTTACAAAGGGATGGACGCAAAAATTTTCGTATGGATCTTTATCTTTCATTATAGTAGTATTTATTGAAAGTTAAAGGGTAGTGTATTGATAAGATTGCCTTGCACCCTTATCGCCACACTTTTTAAAACAATCAGAACTGTAAAATTTGGATCCTCTCTGCCAAGATTTTTGAAGTAGTATGGCATAATATTCGTGTGCCATTATTTCTTCCAGTGTGTGTAAATGCAGGCTGTTCCACCCATCGCCATATTCTATGTCAACTTCTTTGAGATGATGATCAGCGTCGAAAAAATAATCACTGGCGAACCAGCAACAAGGAAACACTCGGCCACTCCAATCAACAAATATTTCTTTTTCGTGGAACATCTTGCAACGTATAGATTTTGCTTTGTCTTGTTCGCTTATCTCAAAGTTTTCTTTCCAATTGGCCACCTTGTCTGTGTCTGGATGCTCGAGAGATTTGTTTTTGGTCGGATTCACAGTGAATGTTTCTTCAACTATTTTGCCATCAATTTTTTTCTTTGCCACAGCGGTCCAGGGAGCAATGTTTCTCACATTTTGTCTCAGTACAAACGGAACGCCAAGAGAATCTGCTATATTTTTTGCGTCGTCTATGTCTTTCTCATTGTGTTCGAACACGAGATATTGCCATTCGCACTTGCCTCCTTGGGTTGCGTAGGCAGTCATGTTTTCAATCACTTTATGCCAATCTACGTTGACCCTGTACAGATGATTTGTGTCCTCAAGCCCATCAACAGAAAATTTGACATCCAATCTGCCTGTTTGCTTTGACCATTTACCAAATGTTTCAAACACTTCTTTGGTATTTGCTCCTGTGTTGGTGAATATTTCTATGTAGCCGTTGCACTTAAGAATATAGTCCACGATGTCTACTATGTGTGTGTTCATAAAAGGTTCGTCTACTACTCCACCAAATGTAAAAAGTTTATTGTCTATGAATTTGGGATCGAAAAATTTTTGGAAGTCGTTCAGACTCCATTGCATCATATGAGGTTTTAACAGTGGATGGGTATCTCCATCGAGGGTCCTTGCACATCCAGGACACCTAGAATTACACTTGTTGGTAATCTCGAGATGTATGTTCTGTAACAGTGTTGGATGAAGCATTTTCAATAATTATACCTAAATTTCACTTGATTGTCAATTGCTGATAGTGTAGAATAATTATTGATATGGATAATTCTTTTAATTTCGAGCATCATTTATCAAGAGTAAAAGCAACCAGGAAAGCACAGCGTAACTGGGATCATTCCAAACAGTTACCAGACGAAACAGTCCAAAGACTCATCGACGTGGCCGTAAATGCTCCGGCAAAACAGGATGAGGCATTCTTTGATCTATATGTGCTTACCAATAGAGATACCATCAGAGAAATGTATCTAAATCATTCATGGGGGTTTAATCAAGACAACAACATCAATTACCGTAATCCCCAAATTGATGCTCACGCTGTATTTGTTTTTGCTAGGGCAGTGCCACAAACTAATAGAAATGATTGGATCGACGGCAGTCAAAAAGTCACCCAACCATTTAGCCGTTCCTGGGTGAACACCCTGGAAGCCATAGGCATAGCATCAGGATATGTAACACTTACAGCATCGTTGATGGGATTGACCATTGGGTACTGCAAGAACTTTTTCTTCCAACCTCAATCTCAGGACAGATGGTGTGAAGTTTTAGGACACAAGGAACCTTGCCATCCGGATGCGGATCCAAACTCATACACATATGGCCAAAGTGATCCTCCTTGGCAAGATCCAGTATCAGGTGGAAACTCCACTATTTTGCATATGATAGGTGTTGGTTATCCCGACGAAAGTTTAAAATGGTATCAAAGCAGAGACACCCAATATATGACCAGTGATCCCAATGATAAAATTTTTGGAGAAGTTGATTCACTGTCTATGCCCGGCATAGTAAAAGAAATAGACAAGGATGTGATCGAATTTTCAACTTACAGTCACGATCCTGCTACAAACAAATCTATAGATAGACCACACAATGTGAAGTGGATCAAATAGATTAACTTGTAAACAAGTCTAAGTTCCAAGCACCGTCGTTGAATATGGCAGTAGCCATCAGTCTAGCAACCTTCGTTGAATCACTTCCAAAGATAGGAGCATTGAACGGAAGCCATTCATAGTTTTCTATGATTTCACCGGTAGTATCTCTGACCTTGGCCACAGTTACTTTAGTTTCATTGACAGGATTATTTGTAGAGTCTGCTGAACTTCCGTGGCCTACTGTGAAATAGATCAACAATCCGTTGGCCGCAACCGGAGCTGACAATGTGTAACCTTGCTCACCTGCCTTTAGGTAATGGATGGCAGTTGAAAGATCAAGGTCCACGGTAGAGTTATCTGTGAGATCATCAACACCATAAGTGATGGAACCGTTTATCACAGCAAATCCATCAACAGTAAGACTGTTTTCAATTTTGATCTGCGGTAAGAAAGTCATTTCAGATGAGTCATTGGATTCAATCCTTGCACAGGTAAGTGTGCCATTGACATCAAGTCCATCATTTATCGTTAGTGCTGTAGAGTCAGGTGAACTAATGTTGTTGACCGACAGCGATCCTCCCGCAACAGCCAATGATCCACTGATGTTTACATCTTCTTGTATCTGTATGGCTGATGAATCTTCCGAACTGATGATGTTCACATCGATTGTGTCCACGCTCAGTGCACCGGATATATTAACAGCATCGTTGATTTGCACAGCAGTCGAATCACCGGAAGATATAGAATTTACTTGTAGTGTATCGCCTTCGATGTTTGCAACAATGGTTGATGTAGAGTTGAGTGACACAGCCGATGAGTCAGATGATCCAGCTAGTCCAGCCTTCCATTTGTCATCACCTTCATCCCAATAAAAGAATGCGGCATCTGTGCCTGATCCTCTGTTGACAAATATACCAGCGTCAACATCAGCACCAGAAGAGTTTCTGTTGAGTTCTAATAGATTGTCCTCTATCTGTAAAGAGGTTGTGTCGATTTGTGTTGCTGAGCCTTTAAATTCTATTGGGCCATTGATAAACACTGTGCCTGTGCCGTTTGGGTCAATCGTGATGTTGCCGTTTGTTGTTCTGTTTGTGATTGTGGAACCCTGAAAATATAGATCAGACAGTGACGAAGCACTTGGTCCACCTAGTGTGTCGTAGATTTCATTGAAATTGTCGTTGATTTTATCGAACGCCGTTCTTAGCGGATCACCTGTGCCGTCATTGGCCGCTGATCCTATGTTAATTGCTTGTTTTGACATATGTTAAAACTCCTCTGGTAAGTGTATTTAATAAATATTTTTATAAACCTAAAGTAAATGTTCATCAAAGAAACCACAGAAATACACCTACATCAGCGTGAATCCAAACTGGGCAATGTCCACAACTTCAAACGACGTCGAACAGTCTACCATTTTCGCTGTGATTCTTGTGACAAAGAATTCCTCAGAGACAAAGCCAAAGTTTCACCCAAGCGAGCAACCAATGATTATCATCATGTGTGTGCTTCGTGTGATGTCCACAGATATGCTCAACAAGTGGGTGTTGAAATGAGAAAAGTTTGGCAGTTGGATGCCAGTTCTACTGAAGTGAAACTTTAACCTTGAGATATTTTTAGTGTGCCTGAATCGTTCCACAGTTGGCCCGCGTTGTTTGGATTTACTGTTGGCAGATTAGACAGCATAACCACAGCACCATTGACTGTGAGTCCATCTTCCACAGTGACCTGAGCAGAATCATCTGACTTGATTGTGTTTACCACTAGATCAGCATCAATCACTACATCGCCTGTGCCGTTGGGTGATATGTTGATGTCTGTGTTGGTGAATGTGGATGATATCACGTTACCTGAAATATCAATGGACTTGCCTGTGGAATCTTGCCCAATTAGATCGTATAATTCATCGAAGTTATTGTTTACTTTCTGCATTGCAGAACGCAGTGTATCGCCTGTACCTGTGTTTACAGCGGTTCCTATGTTAATTCGTTGCTTTGGCATACTGTTATTTATTGCAGTTTACTTAACAGAGAATGATGTACCACAACCACACTGGGAACCAGCGTTTGGATTGTTGTAGGTAAAATAAGATCCGAAGACCTCTTTTTTGTAGTCAACTTGAGTGCCTAAGAGATAGAATTCGCACACGGGATCGATCAAGATTTTGACATCGCCGTACTCTAGTACTTGATCCTTGTCGGTCTTTTCTGCTTCGACATCCATCTTGTATTCGAATCCAGCACATCCGCCTCCTTTGACTCCGAATCGTATGTAAGGTTTGTTGTGTTCCTTCATTACTTCACGCATCTTATCAACGGCTGTTTCTGTAAAAGTGAGCATATGTGTATTTACTATATTCCTAAAATCAGTCTTGCTTCCTCTGACATCTTGTCTGGCCCAAAAGGAGGGTCGAATGTGGTGATAACCTCACAATTGTCTATACCTTCTATGGTTTCTGCCGCCCCTTTGATATCTGAAATAATCTGATCGGCCATGGGGCAAAATGCTGAGGTCAGAGTGTGTGTAACTTTTGCTTTTGGCAGTTCATTCAAATCAATGTCATAGATCAATCCAAGGTCGTACACATTAATCGATATCTCAGGATCATATACATTCCTAAGGTTCGTTATTAATTGTTCTCTAATTTCGTGGCTCATAATATTTTAACCTGTTTTATTTCGGGCACGGCTGAGTGCAGTTTATTATACATTGCTCCCAATGTGGCTTCATTGTTGGGGCATCCCCAACAGGAACCGTGCATTTCTAGTTCGACCACACCATTTTCGAACTTGATGAATTTGATATCTCCCCCATCTAATTGTATGGATGGACGGATATCTTCTTTGATAATTTTCCTTACAGCACAACAAATTTCATCGGTGCAGTAGCGGTCTGTCTCACCTTGTTCTATGTATACAGTATGGTTTTCCATCACTTCTTTGATCCTTGGTGATATTTCCGTCCAAGGCCATTGTGAAAACTTGGTTACTGTCAGTTCATCATTCTGAAGCAGAGCAAATCTAACTCCAGCAATTCGGAAAATATTTTTGATGAACTCGTTGCCTTGCAAGGCGAGATCTATGTCATACCAAACAGAACCTTGTCCTACCACAGTTCTTCCAAACTTGTATTTGAGAGCCTCTGGATTGGGTGTTGGTTCTGTTTGTATGAACATTACAATTCTAGCAACTTAGACTCAATGAACTTGTAGTTGACGAGATGATCGATCCAATTTTCTAGATATTTTTTCCTGTCGTTCTTGAAATCTAAGTAATATGAATGTTCCCAAATGTCACAGGACAATAGAACTTCGACTTCATCACCTATGGGATTATCTGCATTAGATGTTGTCTTCCATCTAAGTTGATCATCTTCAAACACAAGGAATATCCATCCTGACCCAAATCTCTTCATACCTGCATCGACAAATTGTGATTTGAATCCTTCCATAGAACCAAAGTCTTTTTCAATCCTATTTTGCAGTTCCTCGCTAGGATCTTCATATTTGGGTGTCATTGACTGCCAAAAAATGATGTGATTGTAATTTTGTCCAGCATTGTTGAATATGCCGTCATTGTCATCACGCGACTGTGTTATGATTTCCTTTAGGCTTTTGCTTTCATATTCGGTGCCTGATATCAAATCATTTAGTTTGTCTATGTATGTTTGATGATGTTTTCCGTGATGGGTCCTCAGTGTTTCTCTCCCCATATATGGTTCCAATGCACTTTCTGAATAAGGCAACTCCATCAGTGTGAATTTTTTACCCGCAACATTAATATCGTCTGCTACTTGGTCTACTTTCATATTATTTCTTTCTTGGTCTACCGCGACCTTTTTTCTTTACTATTTTTTTAGTCGAACTTTTTTTTGTGGTTGACTTTTTTGTTTTTTCTTTTGGTGAAGAAACCGTTGTGGCTTTTGCCGTAGAGGCTGTAGATGCCGTTGGTTCCGTGTGTCCACCAAATAACCATTTTAATATTTTCATTTGTATGGTACTCCTTTTATTTTATTATATGTATTTTGTGACAGTTTGTCAATCAATAGACTGGATCACCTATGGTAATCCATCCATATTCTGTTGCGAGCAATGAAGATGCAAGGTTTTTCGCTTTAGATTCGCATTGAATATCGAAGTGCTCTGAAAACGGTTTCACCCAAGCATTGGTTGGTTTGTGCCAATAAAAATCTGAATGTGCTCTGATTGTGGATTTGTTTTCACCATTTTCCAGCAAGTAGTCTCTGTCGAACATCACATCTTGGCTGATTTTTCCTTGCAATATTTCACGTGGTTGTGAATAATGCATCACAGGTCTTACACCCCTCCAACTATCTATCACTCTCTTGATTCTATCATCGGTATGAGTTATCCATTCGCCTGTGTTTACCCAATGGTGATGAATGTCGAACACTAATGCAAGATGTTTTTCTAATTTAAGAATGTCTTGTAATCCCCATTTCATTTCCTCGTTCTCGATTGTAATGGTGTTTCTTGCTTCTGGCGAAAGTCTTGGCAACACATCAATGATTCCTTGTGGACCACGAGCACCGGATATGTGTACATTAATTTTAAAATCCTGGAATGTTTTGCCATATCCCATCCAACGTGCCATATTGACGTGGTATTCAAATTCTTCTATGCTTCTATCGATTATATCGTCGGACGCCGATGCTAACACAGTAAACTGTCCTGGATGGAACGATACCCTTACTCCAAGTCGTCTGGCTGTGTCGCCAACTTCCGCAAAATGTTTCTCGCAGTAGGCAACAACATCTGGTTTGCTCCAGAAATATTTCCAGGTTGCTTCAGTGGCCACTGGCAGTATTGGGGAACTTAATCTGCACATTCTCAATGGTTCGGGTAATGCACCTGTCCATTTAATGAGTTCGTGGATTGAAGAGATGTTGTGTCGCATCAAGTCCCACAGTCTTTCTTCTGCTTCTGACTTGTGTTCATTGAGCCAACGCACCGTGGTCGCTCTGCAATTAAGGGGTTGCTCTGCTTCTTTGAGCAGTTTGGGTTTCAGTGTTCTATCAGGATGAACATATTTGCAACAAAAGCCTAACCTCATACTTTATTATAACTTGTGTTATGCTTTTGTCAACACAGTGATGCCATACTTTTCTGTCCATTCTGCGGCATCTTTTTCATCATTGACCATTGGTTTTCCTTTGATGTTCAATGAAGTGTTCAGCAACATAGGACAGCCTGTCTTTGCATACCAATTCTCTAATAAATTTCTAAATCCAGGTGATCCGTCGTTCTTGCCCACTGTTTGAACTCTAGAAGTGTTGTCCACGTGTACGATAGCAGGAAATTCCTCTGGTTTCAAACATCTAGCAGTGTATTGCATATATGGACTTTTATCTCCCATCAAAGATGTGTCAAAATATTCTGACACGTGTTCTTCTAGAATAGCAGGAGCAAATGGTCTAAACTCTTGTCTTTTCTTAATTGCATTAACTTTGTCTTTGATATCTGGTCCTCTAGGATCAGCAAGTAGGCTTCTATGTCCTAGTGCTCTAGGGCCAAACTCAGCACGACCGTTGGCGACACCAACAATTTGGTTTTTTTCTAAATGTTTGATCACATCAAACACAGGATAGTCACCTTCTATGTCATAACCTAGGTATGGTCCGGGCCAATCAATGCGTCCTATCTCGTCTAACACACATCCAACAGATGATCCTGCATCTCCAGGATTTGGGATAATCCATACATTGTTGTAATATTTTTTTGCTAGTGGATTCGCTACACAGTTTAATGCACATCCTCCTACCAACACAAGATTTTTTGACGGCAGTATGTCTTTGGCGTGGTTGATTATCCTTTCGAAATTTTCTTCATATAGTGCTTGAGTAGAAGCCGCAAGATCACATAGATCCTGGATGGTGTTTGCTTCTGGCAACCAACCTTGACATCCTCTGTGCAGATTGATATTGAATTTTGTTTCAAACCCCTTGTTTTCCTGTCTAAAAAAATTCCGCTTCATTTCGCCATGGTATTTGTTAGGATTTCCCAAAGCACTCATCCCCATAAGAATATATTCTTCTTCGTTAGGTTTGAAATGCACTCTTTGGGTCATTGCTGAATACCAAAGTCCCACAGAATGCGGATATGATTGCGAATATACTTTTTTTAATTTTTCACCTTGACCCTGCCAAACAGTCAAACATTCCCATTCTCCTATGCTGTCTATCACAACAACTGTTGCGTCATCAAACTTGGATGTAAAATAGCCAGCCGCCGCGTGTGATTTGTGGTGGGAGTGCATTTTAATCTTTGTCTTGTTGATGCCAAACTTTGAAAGATGTGATTTTATAGAGGGTTTGTTTAGCACAATGTCCCATTGGCCTGAATACATTTGTCTGGTTTTTTTGATCCAGGTGTTTTCATAGAAATGTATCTCCCATGGGAGACCACCTACCAGTTTTGCATCATCTATTAATTTTTGATTTAGCCACTTGTCATTTTTGACACCAGAGTATCTTTCTGCGTGACTGGCAAACAACAATTTGTCGTTATCAAAGACTGCTAGGCTGGCATCGTGTGCCAGTGCGGATATACCCCATCTAATCATTCGTAGATAAAAGGATCTCTCTTACGCAATTCTTTGATTTTACGTCTAAATTGTATTTCCCTTTTGATTCTTGTGTAGGGCCACAGTATGATATTAATTATTTTCTTGAACATTATATTCGTATATAGCAGAATTTAGGTCGTGTTCCCAAATTTCTATCTTTGTGACCTGTACTCTACCATTGGTTTTTTCTGCAATAATTGGTTGCACATTATCATATACGAATTTGCAAGATGCTTCGATACCAGGACCCCAACCTTTTTCCACATCCATTACATTAATGTTCATTGTTCCAAGATCGTGCATCTTTTTGAAGTCTTCTAGATGCGGATCATCTGATGCCAACAAGAGTCTGTGATCCCATTGTTGTTCGATCCATTTTTTGATGTCTTTGAGATCTCCAAAGTCCATCACCCATTGACGATGATCCAGTTCACCACTGAATGTAAATTGCACATATCTTCCATAACCGTGAACAAACCTGCAATGGCCATCATCTCTCCATTGCCTGTGTCCTACGGAAATAGGCCCAAGTTTTTTTGTAGATTTAAATTTATTCATATGCTGTTATTGTACAACAAAATCATACATTCGTAAACGAAAACCTTTGGATTTCATATCCATTAATTTTTCAACAAAATCTTTGATGTTATAGACGCTGTTCATTTCAAATTCTTTTTTAGATGAAATTACCATTAATAATTCATTGGGGTTGTCTTCTTTTTTAACTTTTATAGAATAGTTTGTGTTAGGAATAGTGAGATGTTGTACCTTCCTATCTGGTTGGTAATTGTTAGGATATATCATTTGAGCCTTTTCATTGACAATAAAAATTTTGTAGTGCTGTTCGCTTAACCCAAAAAGATCAACTTGCATAAAATCATTTGTATGATACCATCCATTCTTGTTCATTAAGATACTGAAATCGTGATCATTGTCATAGATCTTGTCTAGTCGTACAACATCACCTGTTACTTTAGCAATGCAGAATCTACGACCATCACGTTCCTCAATATACGTTTCGAATTTAGACTTTTTGATAATGCCTGGAAACGATACCCACTTGAATGAGTTGAAATCACAGTTGCCGTTCACACAGGATTTCAAATCATTGACCTGTATTACTTGTCCTATTTCATTTTCTATCAACTGCTTGGTTGCTTTTAATTTAGCAATTTCGCAAGATTGATTTTCTGTTATATCAGCACCAAAGTCGTGTATGCCTACAGCCTCTCCAGCATAAACCTTAAAGGCAAGTAGACATACAACTAGTGTGGTGGTTAATTTACTCAATGTTCTCACTTTGAGTAAATGCTTTTTCGATGTCGTCCTTGTTGATCGCTACCACTTTCTGTGGCGGAAACCATTCCGAACGATCGAATTTCATCATTATAAAGGATCTGTAATACGGTCCTTCATTAACGACCACTTTGTTTACAATCACGTAACCACCCATATCCAACTCATCAATCACTGCCTGTGACATCTTAGTTGTTTGTTGGATTGTGTTACCTGCAACTACAGATCCGGAATCCTCTATGTATCTCTTAAAGTCTCCGTTGATATAGTTCTGTAGTTTATCTGCAATCATGACCTTGGCGTCATGGATGCCCTTGTCGACAGCGAACTGCATATCTTCACTATGACCAGTGGCAACTCCATAGACCCATTTGTCATCCTTAGGATAATCAAAGAACCATTCAGGAACTTCACTGCCACCACGCAGTTTTACCGTGTCAACATCGATACCCTTGTTGATGTTCTTGTTGAACGGACCGCTCGAACAAGCACCAAGCATTAAAGCAAGGATAGATATTGCTATTATGTTTTTCATACTTTTATTATACTATAGATTGGTATAGTGTCAACCACCTAAAAAATGGCGTAAAATAAAGATTAATATGTAAAGGTTTGCCAAGCACCGTCGGGTAATTGGCATTTTCTTGCTGGCATTAATACATCACCAACATAAATTTGGTACACTGCATTCTTGCAAGTCAACCCATTAGGTGATAGATAGGTGTCACCTATGTCTTTAGGTTTGGTATTAGGATCTATCCAATCAACCTGTGGATCGTTATATTTAGGAACTAGTTCAACTCCTGCTCTTGTATCGGTGGCAATGGCCACTAGTGCTATAAAAAATAATAAAGCAAATAACAATCTCATACTTTTTTACCTGCTGTCTTAAGATCTTCTCTAGCCACTACCATATACGGACCTTTGTTGTATGCTGGTGCGATAGAATATTGTTTGCTCACTTCTAGACGTTCTTGCACTTCTTTCCAACTCCTATTAATCACTGGTGCCATTTTCTTTTTAGGGGTAGGGAGTGTTTTGTTGGAATGATTGTAGTAAGGAGTGTTTCTTGGCTCAGCATATTGAGATTGTCTTGTATCATTGAAAATGCCTATATCTTTTTTGCGAATCTTCTTGTCAGGATCAACTCCGAGTGATTGCAAGAATTTTTTATGCTGTTCTTGGGCATCACGATCTCGCTGTGTGAGGCCTTTTGTTTTGCGTCTCTTAGTTGAATTTGTGCTCAACCATGGACCTACCAAATGCATTGTCATAGTTTTATTATAAACTATTCTTCTGATTTGTCAACATTGTTCAAAAAACCTTGATTATCGTATAGTTTTGCTAGATCCATTTTATGACTAATGTCTAAATCTTCTTGAGACATTCCATTCATTTTACCAAACATCACGTGTAAAGATCTTACTACTTCAGCAAGTTCTCTCGAATTAACAATTGGCTCTATGTCGTTTTGGCATTCGTAGGCATATTCCATTAAAAGTTCTACAGAATCTATGACTTGTCTATCAGTTTTTGTATATGAATTTTCAGGCTTAGGTTTTTGTTTAAATTGTAATATTTTTCCCATAATACAAATTATAGTGCTAATTTAAAATCTGTCAACAGTCAGACCAATCTCTGGCTATGCCTCTGGGAAGATCTATGTATCTACCAATGTTGTCCTCAGTTTCTAGTTCACCAAAACATTCTATTCTCTGTTTACATTTGTGGCATTCGCCACAATGATGGTTATTTTGAGAAGTTCTGTTTTTACAACTGGTAGTGTGTTGGTACAATTTGTGTAGATCATATGACTCAAAGAATCCTGCAATCTGTTGTTTATCTAGTTGAACCAAAGGATAAAATACGGAAGTAGTTTTATTTTGTTTGAAATATTCAGATTGATAATCGTTCTTATTCAATCCTATGAAATGTGCATCGGCACCTTGATATTTGTAGATATTCTTTGTGAACACATCAAGTGATTCTTTGAACTGTATCTGATTGGTTACTGTGGCCTGCATTTTTTCAAATTTTGTGTTGCATAGAAACTCTACTAACTCAATAATGTGTTTAGCATAATGCACATCGAATGGTGTGTCATTGATCAACATTGTGACAGGAGTGATGCTGATCTCTGGTCTGATCAAACTTTTGTACTGTGCCAAAGCATATGCCATCAATGCACTATTGACTCCACCACTTATTTGCACTAGGATTTTGTTGAAGTTTTTAGGAATTTCGACAAAAAAACTGTCACTTCCTGAAGAAAATATGATTGTATTGTCTTTGATGATCATTCTCTAGGCTTACGTTTTCCTCTGTAAGTGATTCTACCTTTTGTAAGATCATATGGTGTCATCTCCACAGTCACTTGATCACCGACCAGCATTCTTATCTTGTGTTTTTTTAATTTTCCTGCTGTATAACAGAGGACAATATGACCGTTCTCTAATTGCACTTTGCATCTAGATTCTGGTAAAAGATCAGTCACCACGCCTTGAAATTCTATTACGTCTTGTTTACTCATTTATCTCCTTAGTATAATATCTATATATTTGTTTTGCAAATTCTTTGTGTGCCTGTGGACCAGGATGATGATTGTCATTGGCCAAAGGATATTTTTTCCTGATGATTGACATATCAATGGGTGCAATATCACAATTATTCCAAGCAAAATCAGTCTCCATTGGTTTTGCTGTCATATGGATTTGTTTTACTCCTAATGTATCTAGATACATTTTTGTATGATTCATCATTAACAGACTTTGTGTTGTCATATCAAAATCATTGTGTAGGTGAGTATAAAATTCTTTTGCGATCACATTCTTATCTGTTTCCCATTGGTTTATCACAGTGATATCATCGGGTTTTATCACACACCACCTGTCAAGGTGTGACCACAACACGCATACCACGTCACTTTTGATAAAATTATAGTTGACTATTTTCCACCAAATGTGCTTGTTGGAAGCACCGTTTACTGCCTGATTATCACAGAATAGGTCAAGTTTGTTGCTTAACTGTGCCGGCCAAGACTCTGAGTGCCTATCATTCAGATGTTGTCCATAAGTAAGACTACAACCAAAAGTTACCAGTCTACTCATATGTGTCGTGTTCTTTGATTACTTGTTTGATGTCACGTTGTGTGAATAGAAATCCACTACTGCTGAGTCGTGGTCTTGTTTGTTTTAATATCTTGTCAGTTTGTATTTTAATCAATCTTTCGAAAATCATTTTCGAAAGAGATTCGGCATAGTTATTCGTGTTCGCCACCTGGATCACCTTTCGCTAATGGAACCTTGTAAGGCATACCATTTTTGTCTCTGTACATCACATAGTCTCTGCTTCTGCCATATGAATGATAGCCTTTGATGAACTTGAACGCACTTGGATTACGTTTTGCTGTTTCGAATGTTGCGACAGTAATGAATATCGCCGCCACAAAAATTAAGTGTGCAATCGCTGTGTATCCAAACACTGTCCAACTGCCTACCAATATTGAAAACACAATACACCACATCCAACACAACACCTGTGTGACAAAATGTCGGG